TGAATCAATTTCACCATCTTTGTTATAATAGTAGACTTCATAGATGTTGCGTCCGGCTAACGTAAAAGGGAACTCACACAATTCTATTGCTGGTATCATCGGCTTTCCGATGATGTGTGTGCACCTGAGTTTTCTTATCCTGTTACCATCATGAATCAAATGACGCACGTTGACTTCTGACCGGTGTGTTATGAGCGCAAATTGCTTGACCGTGTAATACTTCACGTCGTCTATTACGTGCGGTTCAAGTAGGAACTTTTTCTGTTTCAAAGTAGACAACCTATATTGTAAAGTTCTGTCCTCAGATCATTCATGTTATGAAACAATCTGACCATTTTTGGTGAATCCTTGCGTAGACTCAGATAAAGTTTCCAATGCCGTGGAGTGTCCAGCGTGAAATGCTCTTTTGTTTCCGGCACGTCGGCATAGATGAATGTGCAGCCTTGATAGTAGGCAATGAACACATTGTTATTTTTCGTCATTTCCTTCTGAATGTCTGCCATTTCCTGTTCCTTTTCGTACTGGACTTGTTCATTAAACATAAATATTGTTTTCAAAAGTGCAGTAAACATTGCGACAATACATAACCCGGCAAGTACTACTTCGGTAATGTCATGTGCGTCCATGCCGTTTCATCCATCTGACAAGCCGAATTATTGCAAGAACAACAACACAGCCGGGTAACAGAAACGCAAACAGAAAAAACCCTATCAACATGATGAACCCCTTCTAAAAGCTGCATCCGAGTGGATGAAGTTTTTAGAAGTGCCGGACGCGCTTGATAACTGCTACGCTATTTTGCATCGTCCGGCACACACAATATTGATTCTAAAATATATTTACCCTTTCGGGCGGACTACGTATTCGCTCCATACTCTGCCTTTACACAGTCCTTAAATGTAAAGGCTAAAGTATGAATCGTCCAGATGTTCACGGACGAAACGCTTCGGATCTTCAAGCACGTTGTTTACAAACCGAAGCTTTTCGCGTGCGTTCTTTGCCGCCTCTTCAGCTTTCTTCGCAACGGCAAGCTCTTCAAGTTCGGCCATTTCCTTCTTTTCGTCACCCCACCGGACAATCAGAAAGAGTTTCTTCTCTTGCTTCTCTTCGGTGCGTACACCAACCGCAAATGGATCTGTTGCATTGTTGTTGTAATGCACCTTGATTTCATCGAAGCAATCCATGTCACGCGCAAGAAGGATAAGCGCAAGCGCGTCGTATGGAATCGGTGAGAACTTATACTCCGACACCTTGCATTCATTCGGACACAGGGTAGAGACAATGTTTTTGATCCTGTTCGTCATGGGCAGAAACGGCACGGGCACAACGTTTCTTGCATCCGATGAAACAAGCTCTTTCTGTCCTTCAAGTTCAAGCCTGTTAACCAATTCTTGCCACTGTGCTGCCTTGTCTGCATCCGTGACAAGTTCTCCGACCTCTTCAATCAAGTAACTCTGCACCATTTAATTTTCCTCCATTGATTTCTTTTCGACTTTGCATGTATTGCTTTCTTTCGATGAAAAACGACCAGACTTCGGCAATGCAAAAATACTTAGTTCGCTTTGTTTGCCAACGTCTGCAGAAGCTATTTCTGCAGATTTTACAGATCGCTCTTCCTTCGCTTTACGCTCTGCCTGTTGCCGATCATACGCGGATCTAACAAAAGCTCTTCGCACCGCCGAATCGCGCACGGCAATAATCACTGGTGCCGCAATCTCGTGCGTTGCAGTGAGTTTTTCGACAGGTGGTAATGCTGGAAGAGCGTTGTTGATTGACTGCATGGCTTGTTTGCGTTTGTTGCGTTCGGCTTTGTTCATGACTGCATTTCCTTGGCTACTTGATCTACAAGGCGGTGAAGCATTTCAGTAACAACTTTGAATGGAGCTTCTTTTTTCTCTTTCTTCGCGATGTAGAGCTTTATGCTTGCTTCAACGAATCTGTTATGCATTATCACGTATGCATTTTCAAGCGTGTTCAACTCGTCAACGGCACGACGTGCATTTATTTTGTTTGATATATAGAATGCCGTGCCGATTGATCTATTTCCAGAATATCTAACTGCACCGGTTTCCGCATCCCATTCCCATTCCTTTACGTCGTGCTCTGTTGATTCTTGAATGATTGCTTCAGGTTGCTTATTTTTTTCGGCAACAAGTTGCATGATTTCTTTCTTCTGTTGCTGGACGATCTTTGAAGATTCCGACAAATCAATAGCACGCTTTGCAAGCTGCTTTTCGAGATAGTTTAGCCGTGCTGCGATTGCTTCGCCAACAAAGAAAACCTTGTCAGTATGGATACCCTTCAAGCAACAAAGAACTTCCGAATTATCGTGTCTTTTGACATTCCTCGTTCCCGCTTGGAAAAACCACCAATTATCACTCATGATTTGGAATCTTCCTCTATCTCTTCAACGGTCGGAAGATAGTGTGCGCTCAAGTTCTGCACTGCTTTCATATCGTGATGCTTAGGCTTTATGATGTTGCCACCATCCGCGTACAACTTCACAAGTCCGGCTAAAGCTTCGTCGATAGGGGTTTTTTCATATCGACACCGATCTGCGAATGCACGAAATGTTTCAGATTTCACCGTTGCATAGACTTTGCGGAACGGTCGAAACGTGTCACTCTCGTGCATGTCCGTTTTTCTGTCTGCCTTTTTTGTGTCCACCGTGTGAACCTCCATGAATCGATACTTGAGTGTATCACAATTCAACCCAGCGTGCGCATAACATTTTGTTATAATTTCTTGAATATGTAAATACAGTTTCTGATTCGAGCAAAGAAAAACCGCCCTTGTGTGATAGGCGGTTTTAACATTTAGCTGATAATGATGTCAAAAGCGTAGATTCCACCGAGTGACCGGTAATGAATCGCTGCGTTGTCGGCGCTCTGCAGCCGGTAGATTCTTGAAATGTTGTACTCTCCGCCCTCAAGGTGTAAATATTCATCCGGTCGCATTTCGTTGAATGCACTATTCTGCTTTTTCGCATCGATCTGGACAACTGCAATGTCGATCATAAGCAACTTGGAGTCAATAGTTGACGGTGCACATTGTGCAACGTCAACTTTCAGGATTTCATTGATGTTGGAAAAGATCATTTTTTCCTCTTTGTTTTCGAACAGCAAGTCATATTGCCTTGCTTCAAGGTTTTCTATTGCCTGTCGCAAGCCAACCCCGTGATTCACTCCACCACAAATACAAGTGCATCGCATGCTTTTTGCATTATAGCATTTTTCATCGCATTTGTGTGCACCATCTGAACTAATTAGAATAATCATTTGTTATTTCTCCACAAACAAAAAACCCGTATACCGTTGTCGATATACGGGTTTGAAATGTTGATCGTGATCTTTTTACAGCTGTCGCGCTTCTGCCGGAAGATAGCCGATCCAGCCGGTCGGCGCTTCCGCACCGGCACCTTTCACGCGGTACAGCTCTGCCTGTTCGTCGAACTCGATCCAGATTCGATCTTCAGGATTCGGCACAAGTATCAGCTTGCGGGTGACAGCAACCATTTCTGGCCGACCGATATGAAACGTTTTGAAGATGTCCATTTCGGAAAGCACATGGTCAGTGGCTGCAAGGAACGCGGAACGGATCTGAACGTTGATGTTCACACCGACGGACCGTGAAGTTCGGCCAGAACCCTTGCCGATAAACAGCGTGATGTCGTCAACCAGTGTGCCAAGTTCAGCTTTGTTTCCTGTGACGAACTTTGCGATTCGCGCACGCGCTGCACGTCGTGCTTCAACTTTCGCTTTCTTGGCTGCAAGCTCTTCAGCTGTCAGAGTGACGGTTGGCACGGTGCCGGGTACCACGGACGTCTGTGCGGACTTTGCGGACTTTGCTTCGGTTGACGGATTGTCGTTTTCTTTTGCCATAGTAGAACCTCTTTCCATCGAAAATGCAGCTTGCATACACAAGCTGTTACGTTGCTACAATACTAATGGATATTTCTCGTTCTGTCAACCATTCAGCACAACCTACCTTTTATTTCGCTGAATACCTGCACTTCAAAATCTGGCCGAATCAACCAGTCATCATCTTCGAATGCGACACCATTGTCATACTGCACAAACTCACGTCTGTTTAGTAAGTATCCAGCCTTGTCAGAAATTGCTTCTATAGTAGGTGCAATTTCCTCTGTGCGGACTATCAGTTCACCACAATGCGCGTGGTTGATCCAAAGCACCACTATCGCGTGCCATGTGCCGTATGGACGCACAGCAACGTGTGTGAAGGGTTTTCGGAACATCCTGTATTCAATTCGTTCGGACATAGGTCGAACCTCCATTGTTGATTGTTTCCTTCTCTCATCACACGGCACCGTTGCCGCGCACTCTGTCAAAGATCAAGATGGATGTTACAGCGTATTAGTCGTGGTCATCAGCAATAATCAAATCGGCAGTTATACCGTGCTCTTCTCGGTATCATTTCTCGTTTTCGGGTCTTTGCGATGATTTCCGCACAGCTGCCAATTTTTCCGTGTCAAATCTGTTCATTTTTTCGAACCTCCATTTGTTTGATTGCTTCGTCGATACTGAAGTCAATGAATGTGCACCATCGTGCAAAGTCCACTTGATGCAAGTAACAAACTTGAATTGAATCCGGCTCAAAGTAGACTGGACCATTGTTGGCGAAGTAGAAATAGCCGTTACCACGCACAAGTTCTAATCCGTACGTCGGATACTTTTGGGCAATGTGTGCGTTTAGATTTTTCATTGTGGCTTTCATTTCGGATGGATGACGGAGCACCTGTTCAGAAATCTTTTCAACGGACGTGATATCAGAAACTGTTGCTTTTTGCATTTCTAACCTCTTGATGTAATAGTATCATATTTTGATATGTGCGTCAAGTAAATGTTTATATTAATTTGATCAAGTTCATCCAGACAACAAGAATAGACGCGGGTGTCACAGCCGGGTACAGGGAACGATGATGTAAGTGTATATGCTGTAGTGATTTAACTTGTGCGTTTTACATTTTAGAGGAAGTGGATGTGTCACAAGATAAGTTGTTGTATTATAACGAATTATTTTTCGCAGTGTCACAGCTGGCACAGTGGTGTCACAGGCTATTTTGTTGTGTTGTATAGAGTTGCGTGATTTTTTGCCTCTGTGACACGGTTTTTCTCTCAAAAAATCGGAAAAAGGAATCACATATTTTGGAGATATTTTATTATGGAGGATTATCAAGTGAAAAATGAATCTCAAGTAAGTCACTTGAGATAGGTGGGTTTCCCTTACTCGGTCACTTTCGAAAATGCTGTCACAACTGTCACAAATAGGCTAAATCTTTATGTGATAGGGAGATAAGCTGTGACACTCCTGTGACAGCTGTGACACTGCGAAAAATATCTCTATATATTATAAGAACTTATTTTGTGACACCTCCGTTCTCTCCACTATGTGGAAAATATGGCGCTTTCGAGCACCAGAAACACCAGAAATGAACCGAAATCTTCTATTATACGCTCTTTATAGATGGTTAATATATGATTGCTCAGATTCATGTTACCGGAAAGTCGTGCATAGATTCCCATGATACTCTATACTATAGCTTGAGTATGGAAAACATTGCGGTTCGGTCAACAGAGCAACTTTCACTTCAGTCTGCCCAGTCACGCCATGATGACATGGTCGCGTTTGTATTTGAGTCATTCAAGCAGACATTTGATTTAGACGTGTCGCTTGATCTTGCACCGTTGCAGGATGACAGGGAACGGGAAGAGGTTGCAAATGATCCGCTTTTGCGTGCGCTCATTGTTCGTGAAGTGGCATCGCTTAAATCGAGTTTGACACAGGGTTTGTACAGTCTCGCAAGTTCAGCTAAAAACGAAGGTGTAAAACTTTCGGCGATACTCAAGTTTGGTGGTCAACTGTATCCAGAGCGGTTCAAGGAAGAAACCGTAAACATGCGCCATAGCGGATCTGTCACGTTGCAACCTGCTTTGGACTTATCCAAATTGTCAGATGATGAACTTCGACAATATTATATGTTGCTTGATAAGGCGCAAGGAAGATGATAGCAGCAACGTCAAGAGTACCAACAAAGCGTGATGTTCTGTGTGAACTTGCACGTCGTCATTTTTGGGATTTTTGTGTTGCTGTTGATCCAGATTTCTACACGATAGATAAAGTACATCTTGTCAAGCTTTGCAACACGCTGGAACAATTCGCATTAAATCAGTTGCTCGATGCAAACGACGAACCATATCTAAACCTGTTAATTCAAATGCCCCCGCGTCACGGAAAGTCGAGAACACTTGTAAACTTTACCGCGTGGCTGTTCGGACGTGATGAATCAGAGCGCGTCATAACGTCAAGTTACAATGATGAACTCGCGCAGGATTTTTCGAAGTATACACGTAACACGATTCAACAGAAGCATGAAACAGATGATCCGAGTGAGATTGTGTACTCTGATATCTTCAATGCTGCTATCAAATACGGTGATGCATCATTCGGACACTGGGCGCTAAATGGACAATTTTTTTCGTACAAAGGTTCGGGTTTGGGTGGAACGATAACCGGAAAAGGTGCTAAATGGCTGATAGGTGATGATTGGATCAAAGGTGCAGAAGAGGCTTTTAATGAGAATCACTTAGATTATGTTTGGCGCTGGTACACAGGTACATGGATATCACGTAAAGAAAGTGGAGCGCATGAAATTCTATGCATGACCGCATGGGCTAAAAAAGATCCAGCCGGTAGATTGCTTGATTCCGAACCCGAACAATGGTACGTGCTGCAGTTTGAAGCTTACAATGAAGAGCAAGGTATGTTATGTCCGGCCATATTGTCGAAAACAGAATATGACAAGCTAAAATCGAAAATGGACGAAGTGATATTTGCAGCGAACTATCACAACAAACGAATTGACGTTAAAGGTTCACTTTATGGAACACTCCAAACTTACGAACAACTTCCCGTTGATAGTAATGGGAATCTACTTGCTGAAAGAAAAATCAGTTACACAGATACAGCTGATACCGGTGACGACTTTCTATGTTCTATATCAGCAATTGTACACCAAAAACTTGTCTACGTCACCAATGTATATTTCACTCAATTAGCGCAAGAAGTGACAGAGCGCGAAACAGCAAAGCGTATTGTTGAAAACGACATGCGCGAAATAATAATTGAGTCTAACAACGGTGGACGCGGGTTTGCACGCAACGTTGAAAAGATTTGTCGTGAAGAGCTGCATTATCTGAAAGCTATCTTCACATGGAAGCATCAAAGTAAAAACAAGATATCGCGTATTTTGACTGAAGCAACAAATGTGAAAAACAATATTCGTTTTCCTGTTGATTGGTCGGTACGTTGGCCGGAGTATTACGCTGCAATGCGTGACTATCTACGTTCAGGAAAGAACGCACATGACGATGCACCGGATGCAACAACAGGGTTGATTGAGCATTCTACAAATAATGTTCGTTGGGGTGTTCAATGAAAGTCAAGATAGCAGATAAAATCTATGATGCAAATGACCAACCGATAATGGTTATTTTAACAAACGCGGAAAGAAAACAAATAGCGGATATGGACCTGAATAGTCAAGGCAAATATTGTCAATATCCAGAGGGAATGAATCGAAAAGAAATTAGCGAATGGATGGATAAAACTTGAAACTTCAATCGCCAATTGTATTTAGAAATAGAAACAATCCAGATAACGCGAAAGCGTTGTACCAGATGGTCTATCAACGCATGACAACTTGGATCGGAACATTGATGAATCGCACACGACGTGATTATTCAGCGATGTTGCAAGATCCAACTTCATCTTCTTTGATTATGGCTGTTGTGTTGTGGATGGTTCGACGTTGGCCGGAAGCGCCTATTTATCTCGAAGACGCAAACGAAGAGCCACAATACAGGCATCCAATGCTTGAAAAGATTCAGTATCCTAACAAGTTTTATGGTGGCAACATTCTTTGGTGGGGAACGATAATGTCCCTCGTTTGGGATGGAAACGGTTACTGGGTAAAGGTACGTGATAAGCAGTTACGTGTTGTTGAACTTTGGTACGTTCCGCATTTCATGATTCGGCCAATGATCAACAATGCATCAACAAACTTTATAGATTACTATATGTATTCTCCGGGTGGTCAACAGATTCAACTCGATCCTTCAGACGTTGTGCATTTCCGATATGGCATCGACCCATATGATCCGCGTAAGGGAATGTCGCCGTTGAAGAGTATTGCACGTGATGCAGTTTCAGACGAAGAGGCAGACAACTTCAGCACTTCACTACTTTTGAACTTAGGTGTTCCGGGTTTGATGTTGACACCCGATCCGACGATAATTGCAGCACTCGGTTCATCACCATCGGACGAGGATACAAAAGCTTTGAAATCATATCTGAAAGAAAACTTCTCAAATGACAAACGTGGTGAACCACTTGTCAGTGCTGGACCGTGGAAGATTCAACAGTTCGGACTTTCGCCAAAAGATATGGATTTGTCAAGCTTGCGTGGAATATCAGAAGAGCGTATTACAGCTGTTACCGGTGTTCCGGCTGCAGTTGTTGGTTTCGGTTCTGGACTTGCACAAACAAAAGTCGGCGCGACAATGAAAGAACTTCGTGAAATGGCATATGAGGATGCAATTATTCCGATGCAGCGTTTGATCGGTCCAGAACTCAAGACGCAGTTGTTAGATGATTATGAAAAGAATCCGCAAGAATGGAATGTGTGTTTTGATCTTTCAAACGTTCGTGTTTTGCAGGAAGATCAAAACGCATTGCACACACGCGCGACCGCAGATTTTAATGGTGGTCTCACCACGTTGAATCAAAGTCTAATGATGATTGGTGAAGAGTCCGTTGCAAATGGCGATGTTCGGCGCATTCCGTTCAACATGACAGAAATACCAATAGGGCAAACAGGGCAGTCAGTAACATCAACTGAACCTTCAGCACCTGTAGTACCTGCAAAAGGTGATCAAGGCGTATATAAGTTTTTACTTGCACACAATTGTGCAGAGCACAAACAAGCAGAGTTGAAAGGCTGGAAACCCGCACCGCGCAGCAAACTTGTACAGGCTTTTTTGAACTCTGTGAATCGCATTCACAATGAAACAAGTGCAAAGTATACACTGATACTTGAGAAAGGCTTTTCGAATGTTGCACAACGTGCAGTAGAAGCGTTCAACTATCTGAATGAGAACGGTCAATTGAACTTCGAAGCACGGCCAACAAAAGCAGATAACGGTTTGTCCGATGCGGATCTAATGGCGATTGAAATTGACGCTCACAACATTTTGATGCAGATGACAGAATCGGGTGACTTGTCAAATGAACTTGCATGGAAAGCACAATACTTGAGCATTACACAAACAATGTACGAAGATATCAAAGTTGTGTACGGTGTAAGTTTCAATTTTCCCGATCCTGCAATGCAGGAAGTTGTTGCCAAAGGCGGCAAGCATATCGCGCTTGTTGGTTTGAATGCACAAACACAAGATGCAATATTCGCTGCACTTAGTGATGCTAAAGCTCTCGGTGTTGGACCGATTGAAGCTGCACGATTGATCCGGTCGAATGTTGAAGGTAAAGCATTGTTCCCGGGTATGTATTCCGACGCTATAGATAGTGCGGTTGCACGAGGATTCAGCGAAGAGAAAGCAACAGCGTATGCAGACAAGATTGTCAAACAGTATAGAGCACAGGTTATTTCACGAACTGAAATGAAATATGCACAAAATGTTTCAACAACCGAAATTGCAAAATCGTCTGGAACGTTCAACGCGATGCAGTTGGTCGATGGACAACTCGGACCGCCACGGTCATGTGAGATATGCTTAGCACGTGATGGTGAAATAGTTGACTTCGCACAGGCTGAAGTTCTTAGTTCAGAAGAACATCCGCAAGGTACCATGTCGATGATACCTATCATTCAGTAAAGAGGGTTGAACGATGGAACGCAAAATATTCAAAGCCGAAAATGTACAGCTTAGTGATGAAGGAAATATAAGCTTCAACTTTGCAACGTTGAACGTGAAAGATCATGGTGGGGACATCATTCCTAATAATGCGATTGAAAATGGAAAAACTGTGCTTCTTTCATCTTGGAATCATACATCATGGAACGCAGGTTTGCCGATAGGCAAAGGCACAATTAATGAAAAAGGTGACAAACTTGTTTTTGATGGTGCGTTCAATCTCAAGACGCAAGCCGGACGTGATCATTATGAAACAGTAAAATTCAATGGCGCACTTCAAGAATACAGCTTCGGTTTCGATGTGCTGAAAAAGTCAACAACTACCGACACGGAAACAGGCGACAACGTGCGTTTACTTGACAAGCTGAATGTGTTTGAAGCATCACCTGTGTTGCTTGGACAGGGAATCAACACCGGAACGAACAGCATCAAAAGTGCCGACGGTGAAGATCCTGAACATGGCGAAGTAAAATCAATCAGATACAAAGAGCATACAGAAAAAGCTCTTGCATATATTGTGGATTTCGTTGAACGGACACAGAGTATTTCCGAACTGCGAAAGGCTGAAGGAAAGTCCGCAATGAATGAAACTAATTCGATGAATCTAAAAGAAGTGGTGACAGAACTGCGAAAGGCTGCAGATACCGTAGCACTTTTGATAGAAGAAAAATCGGTTTCAGACACTGCAGACGAAGAAATTGCTGCATTGTTTATGCAGATCGAAACAAATCAGTTGATTAGGAGTTTGTAACATGAGTGTACAATCGGATCTTGTAGCGAAGCGGAATGAACTTGACGCGGTAAACGCAAGAGTCAAGAAAATCCGTGAACAGTCGAACGTCGGTAACAATGAGTTTGATCTAACAAAGTCAAGCGAATTGTCGGGAACAAAAGAAGAGCGCGTAAACGAAATGCGCAAGCTCAAGACTAAAATGGATGCACTCGGCGCAGAAGTTGACGCGCTTGTCGCGGTTGTCGAAGCGTTCAAGGAAGATACCGGTTCAGAAACGCAGCATGAACAGACGCACGGACAGTTCGATGCAAAAGGTGAACGACGCGGAGAACAGAAGTCAATCGGACAGCGTTTTATCGAAAGTCCATCATTCAAGTCTTTCCGCGAAGGAAAGATTGCGATGAATCAGGTGAAACTTGATCTTCCCGATATTGAAGTGAAAACTTTGATGACGGAATCAGCCGGATTTGCACCGCAAGCAATTCGCACAGGGTATGTTGAAGGTTATCCGGTTGAACCGATCGGACTTTTCAACTTGATTCCGAAGGGAACAACTGGACAGATTGCCGTTGTTTATATGGAAGAAACTACACGAAACATGGCTGCAGCTGAAGCAACAGAAGGTAGTGGGGCATATGCAGAATCCGCAATTGCATATACAGAGCGAAGCGAATCAGTACAGAACATCGGACATTTCATTCCTGTCACCGGTCAACAGCTCGAAGATGTGCCAATGATCCAGAGTTTGATTGACAATGATATGAGAATGGGACTCATGGAACGGTTGGACTCTCAGCTGATAAACGGTGATGCAGCTGCGCCAAATGTACGCGGATTCCTGAACGTTACCGGAAGATTAACGCAGAGCGCAGCCGGTGTATCAGCACTCGATGCACTTTACAAGGCAATCACGCAGATCGGCAAAAATGCATTCGTTCCGGCAACAAACATCGTGCTTAATGGTGAAGACTGGGAACCTATTCAGCTCATGAAAGATGATGACGGTGGGTACATCTGGGGTCACCCGGCAAACATCGGACCGACGCGGATTTGGGGACGACCGGTAACGGTAACATATCGTCTTGCGAAGGGTACTGGACTTGTCGGCGCGTTCAACAAAATGAGCTACTATGAAAGACGCGGAATCGTGATTGAGATTTCAGACTCACACGACACGTACTTTATTTACAACAAGCTTGCAATTCGTGCGTCGGTCCGTGCGTGCTACGTCTGGACACGTCCGCAAGCGTTTTGCGAAGTAGATTCCTTGAGCTAAGGCAAGCCGATAGGCTTGTAAAATCTAAACTGCGTCGAAATAAATAGACGCAAAGGATGGTTTTTTATGGGTATTCCTGCACACGTAGCCGGGTTTCAATCAAACGGCTATAAGACTCAGAATGCAGCGACTGTGATACAGTTCAATCTGCCGGGTGTAAATGGGCAGCGTCTTGGACTTTCCGAACTATTGTATCTTGCAGCTGCGACTGCACACACTGCAACGTTAATGGTGCCGGGTTCAAGCGCTGGCTGCAAAAATAGCGCTTCGGCTGCAGCTGCAGCCGGACAGAAGGTTATCAACGTTGTTTCAGATCCGCTCGACCCATCGGGCAACGCTGCAGCTGCAGCCGACTGGGTTGCATATCAGGATGCTTCCGGTACGTGGAACTTCGACACGGTAAACGGTGTTGTCGGAAAAGCTGTCACCATGACGAACAACATTGTTGCAGCTGGAATTGCTGCGGGTGGACTTGTTCGATTCTTCGGTGTAGCCGGTGATTTGAACGGTGCGCAGCTTTCACTTCCAGCAAGTTCAACAACTGAGTATGGTAACGGAAGGCTTGTTTGGGTACATCCGGACAGAAGCGAACCGGCAATACTGCAGATCAACAACATCACGAACGCGGGTTTTCACCTGAACAGCCTTTTCCTTTACTTGGATAACAAGTAAACGTCGAATAAAATTAGTACCGGAAAGCGCAAAAACTTTCCGGTACTTTGGAGATAGTTGCCATGCGTATAATGAAGCATGTAGAAGAAGATTTGAAAGCGCTTCGGGATTTTTCGTCAAAACATTTTGACTTCAAGAAATCAGACAAAACTGAAGAGACAAAAGCAACTGAAACAGAAGATACCGAAGTCGAAGAGACTGAATCAACGGGCAATCCGAAGATGAAGTTGAAGGTACCAGAAGAGAACAAGTAAAATGCCGTCACTGATAACACCTACGCAAGTTCAAGCATTCATAAAAACACCACTTTCAACAACCGTGCTTCAGCAAATAATTGATGCTGAAGAGCAAGTTATAGTTGAACGGTTTGGAGCGCATGTGCTTGTTGTCGAACAGTTTGAAGATGATTCACCCGGTGACAGACTGTTCACGAATCGCGGAATCGCAAGCGTACAGGAAATAAAAGAGACTGTCGTTTACCGTGTCGGGTTGTACCAGTGGGGTGAAACAGAAACGATTCTTTCTGCGAATGACTATGAAATATGGGCTGATTTGAAATCTGTTCGTAGACTTACAACAGGTGATCATGAACGCTACGGTTGGGGACAGCGTGTGAAAATCACGTATGTTCCGAACGATACAACTGCGACGAGAATACTTGTGCTGCTTAATCTTTGTAAGATCAACATTCAGTTTTCTGGACTTGATAGGGAAATGGTAGGCGGTAGAGAGTATCAAGCGGAAATGGCAAGTTATGCACAGAAAAGAAGGGAAGTCTTGAATCTTCTGAATAGTTCGCATAGGTCGCTGTCATGAGCAATCTTCAATGGAACTCTGCAGAACTACTTGCAGAAATATATCAAAACTTGAAAGAAGGTATAGATAAAACATCTTCAGAAGCAACAGCACTTGCGAAGCAGGAAGTTCATGTGCGCACAGGATACTTGCAGGGTTCTATTCGTTCAGATCCTGCTAAGATCATTAATGGTCAAGTTGTTGGACAGTTTGGCACACACATGCCGGTGCCACCCGGTGCGGAACATGCATACGATTTTTGGCAAGAGTTTCTACCCACTGAACGTGGTGGAAAACCATACATGCGACCGGCACAACAGCTTGCAGGTGAAGTCTTGATGAAAAACATCATAGACGCACGGAATAAATAATGGGTATAGAAACACGTTTCACAGATTCAATAGATATTCAGAGCGTTTCAACTTCCTATGATGGAACACAAACTTTTACCACGCGCGGAACGTGTAGCGGTTATGTCAAAATGTTGAAGTATGCTGAACGTGTTACGCTTGCGCAGCAAACAGTTTTTGCAACGCACAAGTTCACAATGGACTTGACTGTTGTGCCAAAATACGGTGAATATCTGAAATGGAACGGTTCGCTTTTCGCGGTAAAGATAGTAGATAATCACCCTGTGAGTGGTGACAGTTTTCAAACGGTTGACGCGGAAATAATAACATGATTGAAGATGCATTGTGCCTTTACTGTACACCAATTCTCGCAACGCTAACACCGGCAGTCCCTATCTATTGGCAACTCGTGCCAAATGGCATTGAAGAGTATGTGTCAATATCGAGTGTTTCTGATTCGATGGTGATAGAGGAAGATTTAGCCTCAGATCATAAACAGTTTAACATTGTAACAAAGGGTGTCGCAGGTGTAATAGGAGCAGCCGGAAGAGCTGGACAGATACGGGAACTGCTAAAAACACACTTGCAAAGGTTGAAAGGTGTTTTTAGTGGTGTGCCGATCTTAGGAATGTCATACGTGCGAAGCGTGGAATTGCCGAACCCGGCAACAGGTGAAGCAATAATAGTTTCGGAATACCAAATCAATTATATGGAGGAAATCTAATGTCAACATTCCAGACGCAGTTGCAGGATGCAACAGCACGGATGAAGGGTTCAGGTGTGCTATACGTCATGCCATATGACTCAGCGAAAGCGATAGCGCTTGCAGCCGATGGCGGTGATGCATATGTAGACTGGGTAAACGTCGGATCAATCACCGGATTGAACCCGAAAGAAAACATGACGGCAACACAGCTGAAAGGTGACAATGCAGAAGAGGACAAGTATGTTTCTGCACAGTCGCTTACAGTTGCATTGAATCAGCGTGAATCCGCACGTGAAGAAGTGCGTGCAGTTGTGCGTGGAGCATTCGACACGAAAATAACCGTCGCGGGTGCAGCTGTCATAGCCTACACTGGGCAGTCATACCTTGCAAATACGCTTACTGAAGGTGTGTTTGTGCCGTTCGCAAAACAGAATGGTGATGGCAGTGTGCCGACATCAATCGTTATCACACAGGATGCAGCCGGTGCGAACACAACGTTGACAGTTGACACTGATTACGTTGTTGTAAAAAGCAGTAGCCTTTGGGGTGTCGTATTTGTTTCCGGTAGCACGTTTGACGCAACGAAAACACAGGGGTTCAGCTACACGTACACACCGAACGCTTCAATTTCGATTCATTCGGGCGGAAAGACTTCCTTGCCTTACTTCATGTTCAAGATTGCTAACACGGATGAAAACGGGAAACTCATCGTGATCTATGGCTACAAAGCTGCGATAGATCAAGGCTTTGACATTAAGTACAAGAAAGATGATGACGCAGACCCTGTCGGTGAAAATCCGTTGCAGTTCACCGCAATCATTGACAACAACATTACGGCACTCGGAAAGCAACTGTATCACATCTATCAGGAACGCGGGTTCTAAAAATGGCCGACGTTCTAAATCTTGACGAAATGCTACCGGGTAAAAATCCGGTAGCGTTCACAGATCGTGCTGGACAGAAGCACACATTCGACGTCTCTTTTATACCTTTTGAAGCTGGATTGCTAATAATCGAACGACTGCCTAAGCTGCAGAGTCTTGGCAGTGGCGAAACGATGGAAGCAGACGATTTCAAAATGATTATTGAACTTTTGTCTTTGGTTTGCATTCAAGAGGATGCAAGTTTGACAGCTGATTTTCTGAAGAAAAATCTATCGCTTCAGCAAGCAATTGCACTGTTACAAGCAGCAATGAAAACGATAGGTGACTTTGTAAAATCAAACGGATTAGGGGTGGTGGAAGTGGGCAAAGAAGGGAAGTTCAAAAAATAAGGCTTTGGGCTATAGTTTCAGATCTTTGCGAGTGGTATGGTTGGAAAGTAGAGTATATTTTGAAGTCACCTTTTATATGGATGATGAGAATGTATGACTACGGGTGTGAAAAACATTATGAACGTCCAGCAAATCAGCAACCGGACGCAGTAGATTACGAAACAGACGATATAGCAGAAATGAAAGAAAGGGTTGCAACCGCAATGCGCAGAAACGGACAGGTAGCATGATAGAAAATATATTAGGCAATCTTGTTGTAAAAATCGTAGGCGACAATACACAACTAATCGGTTCTCTTTCCGGTGCAAAGAGCGCGACGCAACAAGTCGGTGCACAGATTGAGAACAATTTTAGCAACATCGCTTCCGGTTTGACATCAATGGGAACTGCCTTGACAGGTGCACTCACTGTCCCACTTACTGCACTTGCGGTTGCAAGTGTCAAAACGTTTGCCGGATTTCAAACGTCGATGCATGAAATGATCGGTTTGGTAGGCATAGCGAAAGATCAAGTTGCAACATGGTCAAATGATTTAATAAAGTTAGGTCCAGAATTAGGACAGACACCGAAAGCGCTTGCGGATGCAATGTTCTATATTACATCTGCCGGTTTGCGTGGAAAAGATGCAATGGATGCGCTTGTTGAATCCGCAAAAGCATCTGCGGGTGGACTCGGCGACATTACCAATGTAGCAAATGCAGCAACGTCTGCGATGAATGCATACGGGGCGCAGAATCTATCAGCTGCACAAGCAACAGATGTGCTTGTAGCAACGGTCCGTGAAGGCAAGCTGCAAGCTGCAGACTTAGCTGCAGAAATCGGCGTTGTAATTCCGACTGCCAATGCAATGGGTGTCAAGTTCAATGAAGTTGGTGCCGTGATCGCATCACTCACGCGCATAGGTTTCAACACTGCAGAATCTGTTACATCATTAAATCAAGTGTTGACGGCATTTCTGAAACCAACAACAAGTGCAGAAAAAGCGCTTGCGCAGTTTGGCCTATCGGCTGAAAGTGTACGCCAAGAGATAAAAGAGAAAGGATTAATTGCAACACTTCAGGATCTGCAAACAAAACTCGGCAACAATGATGCTGTATTAGCGGAAATAGTTCCAAATGTTCGTGCTTTGCGTGGTGTACTCGGATTGTTCGGAGACAACGCGGAAAACACTATCGGAATAATGCAGCGCATGACAGACAATACCGGTGCAACCGATGCTGCATTTCGTTCTGCATCTGAAACTATAGAGTTTAAAGCTAAAGCAGCATTTTCTTCCTTTTCCGGCACCTTGACGGTACTGGGACAAACTATAGGAAGTAATTTACTACCTGTTCTGGAAAGCTTGACAAAGGTTGCTCAGAGCATAACCGAGTGGTGGCAAAAGCTTGACGATGGTACTAAGAACTTTATTGTTACAATGGGTTTGTTCGTCGCTGCGATTGGTCCGGCAACGTTGGCAGTAGGGTTACTCGGAAAAGCTCTGTTGTTTTTCTCAGGTAACCCTGTAATACTTGCAATTGCAGGAATCACTGCCGGTGTTATTCTGTTGACCGGTGCAATAGTTGCTGCGTCAAACGCTGCAGAAGCAAACAAGATGCAGAAAGCTTTTCACGATGTAACGTCAAGTCTAAATGAATCCGTTGCAAGCGGTAATGATGTTGTAACAGCGATTCAGAATGTAGCGAAGCAAACAGGCTTTGCTGTCGGAACTGTCGCGGATCTTGCAGAAAAAGCTGGTCTTGTAAGTGTAGAAATGCAAAAACAAGTTAATGCACTTATCGAAGCAAACGCACAGACGGACAAGCAGAAAACAAATACATCTGAAATAGTAGATCAAAACAAGACAATTCGCGACTTGTTAGGCGTTGCTGTCAATAGCGGAATTGACATGAACAAGGTTATTCAGAATGGTGTTGCGGCATGGGGTGTTTCGATTGACCGTGTGTTGTCGATTGCCGCGACGCTTGACAATATGACTGCGGCACAGAAAGAACAGCTTGCAACATTGCAGAAACAGAACACACTCGATTCCACATATCAACAAGGCATGATTGGTTGGGAACAGCAAAAGATTCAGCTGAAGCAGCAATATGAGGCTGAACAAAAGAAACAGCTGGAACTAACAGCACAGCAAGCTAAAGCGGATCAAGATGCAGCCGATAAAGCGCTTGCACGTATTCAAGGTGTTGAAAAAGCACGCGATGCAGCAACATCGAAGTACAATCAAGATCAAGCCGATTCACAAGCACTTGCAAAAGCAGGTTTGCTTACTCAAGATCAATTGTTACAGGAAGAGCTGCAGCACACAAACGACTTGATAAACTCTTTGCGCTCAATTGGCTATGCATCACAGAAAGATGGTGAAATAGGCTATGCAATACTTGTGCAAGCGTTCGAACAGCAAAAACAGTTGACACAGGAAATAAAAAACCGACAGCAAGCTGAACGTGATGCAACAGGTACGCAAAAAGACAACTTGAAAGAGCTTGAAGGTGCAAGTTGGAACTATTACAATACTATTTCAACATATGATGCAGATTTCCGCTCAGCTGAACAGAATAGAGCAAAGCAAGCTATTCAAACACAGAATGCATTTCTAAATGATCTTGCAGCAAATTGGAAATCATATGTGCAGCAAGCGTTGACCGGATTGACACAGCTATTTTCCGGGTTGTCTGCTATGTATCAAGCGGATGCACAACAACAGATAAATGCTATAACTGCAAAAGAGAATGCGCTAAAGACACAGTATTCAGCACAGACGAAAGAAGAAAAAGCACTTGCAGATTACAATGCACAACAAAAAGCAAAAACGCAACAGGATCTTCAAGCAAAAATAACTGCAGAAGAGCAAGCGTTGTCAACTATAACGGATGAAACCGCAAAGGCTGCAGCCGAACAACAGCTAATTGCAGATCAAACTGCACTGCATCAACAGCAATTGCAAGATGCTGCAGCCGAATCGCGTACTGCAGCAAACACGGCAGAAGCACAGGCAACAGCGGATCTTGAAAAGCAAAAAGCGGAAATACAGTACAAAGCCGATCTTGCATCATGGAATGCGAATCTTGCACAGGCTATAGCAGGTGCAGCGCTTGCGATAATTCAAGGATACGCACAACTCGGGCCAATAGGCGGTTCAATCGCTGCAGTTGTGACAGCTATTGCGACAGGCATACAGATTTCCGCGATGGAGTCAAATAAGCCTGTCGCACCATCACTTGCAACAGGCGGTATAGCAACAAAGCCAACACTTGCGGTTATCGGTGACGTTAAAAATGCAAATGAAGCTGTTTTGCCTTTGACAACTTCCGTGCTTTCGAAAATTGGCGATGGAATAGTAGCTTCACTTGCTGCGCGTTCACGTCCTGCAAGTATCACACCCGCAACAGCTGGAAGTCCATCTTTCGCATCGTCGGATTCAAAGCAGGGTAACGTAAGTATCAACGCGGGTGTGCTTGTTGCAGATTCTGCAGGATTGCAAAAATTGGCGCAGGTTCTTAGGCCACATTTGGCGAAAGAGAATGCACGCATAGGAGCAATCTAAATGGCTGTAGGTGATCTGTATTTAGGCTTAGCGGGTTCAGAAATACTTTTGCATCGTGCAGGGTACGCATTCAGAGAAAGTGATACAGAGATATCTGTTGAAGCACGTGCAGCCGATGGAACATTATTGTCAGACTTGACTGCAGTGAAAAAACATTTCGAAGTACCATATACGTTCATTGAAGATGATGATTTGACAGCAATACTTGCGTTGTATGCGCTTTCAAGTGAATTGAACTTCAAAATTACACGCAAAGACTTGTCTGTCGATCAATATACAGTGATGCTTCGGCCAATGGCACGTAAACGTGAACTTGTGCGCGACATCATTCTTTGGAGTGAGCTTGTAATAGTACTGGATGAAGTATAAATGCAAAATGTATCGAGCGCTTTTAAAACAAGTATAGAACAGCGTAACAGACGCAAAGTTTTTGCGCGTGTAACGATTGACTACACAGATCCGACTGCAGATGAATCTGTTGCTGTTTTGTATACAGGAAAAGCCAATGAAGGGTATCCAGATCAAATACATGATGGCATAGAACTACCCACATACAAATATGCTGCGCTCGATGGGTCATGGATTCTTGATGGTACGTATTCACTCATGCCGGAATCGCCTACACAAGCAAATTATATTGAAGTCGGCTATTGGTCCGACAGAATGTCAAAATCAGATAAAACGTTTCCCGTTATATCGAATGGTGTAATGCCGAATGGTATGTTAGGAAAAAGATTACTCGGAAAGAGTATCCCTGCTTTAAGTATAAGTGTTGTGTTTTCTTCGCGTGCAATTGACTCTTTGAAGGTGGTTGGTGATAGTCAACGGAATGAATATCCTGAAGATTTCGTTGTGAATCTGTACGATAATACAGGTGCTATATCACACACAGAAACAGTTACAGGAAATACTGGGTACAGGTGGGCAAAAGATATTACGACAGTTCTGAACATCGCACGGCAAGAGCTTGTCATACAGAAATGGTGCGCTGCAAACAGACATGCAAAAATACTTGAGTTTTTCACGGCTATCAGAGTTGTATATCTTAATTCAGATATCTTTTCAATCAACCTTATTGAAGATCGTGAAGTGCAAGACGCTTCAACACCTATCGGGAATATCAGTGCAAATCAAGTAACGATTCGCTTGTCAAACAAAGATCGATTGTTTGATGCAGGAAATCTTGCATCTAAACTTCACAACTTAGTAAAGCCAAATAGACGTGTCAAAGTAGATTTCGGGACATATGGCGTTGGCGGTGCAATTGAATGGGTGTCAATGGGTACATTTTGGTCAGTGAGTTGGAATGTACCCGACAATGATATTTACGCAGAAGTTGTTGCACAGGATCTTATAAACAGAATGGGAAATGCAGCATATAAATCATCTGAAATAATCGCATCACCGGCAGACGTAACAGTTTTCGATACAACAGACACGGATTTCGGTGCATGGACAAAGAGCGGTACAGTTGTAACTGTTGTGTCGGATGGCGAAATAACACTAAAAGAGGTATCCTAAATGGCTGAAGTCTTAGACGTTGACAAACTCGATTTGAACAGTTCCGCACCTGCAAGCGGAACATCTGTAACAGATGAATTGCATACAGATGTCGGTTCATCTGCATTCAATCTGAATCATGATCTGTTTTTGGGAAGTACAGACTTAGTAATACGAACTGCAGCAAGTGGTGGTGGAACATTGCTTGTTTCAGGAACAGATTACACAGTCAGTGGGCTTGATTCGGATGTTACAACATTGCTGGGTGTGAATGTCTACACACAGATTACTGTGATAAATGGTGTGTATCAAACAGGTGACTTGTACTTTACATACAAGTGCATAGCAGATCAAGCACGCGCAGAAAGTTTGAATACGTTAGGTGCACAGCTTGATGTTTCGGGTGCAGATTTTACACTTGACGCAAAATGGCGCAATCCGATTGTACGTTATATAACAGGTGCATCTGACAGAACGTGCACATTACCGGATGCAAATAGCAATGTCGGAAAGACCATAACGATAGTAAAAATGGACACCGGTGCAGGATCTGTATTGTGTGTACCTGCGGGTACTGACAAAATTGATTTCGTATTCACATCAATAGAGTTGGATTCTATCGGCGCATCTGTTCAGATAATCAGCATCGGTTCTGGATGCTGGAAAGCAGTAAGCTATATTGACAGATCAAATATTGATTTGTCCGGTGCTACATCTGATTACGATTTACAAATCGGGCAGACGGCTGTAATCAATTTTACGGCTGCCACTTCTGTTCCACTTCACATTGCTACCGGGGATGGTAGTGGATATGAAATATTCATTGTTTGTGTTGGTCAAGTAACGGCATTTTTATATCCAAATAACACGTTGTCAGGGTTAAGCATACTATCTCAATATTTATATGCATCCAACACGACAATGCAGTCTTCACGTGCAACCAACACAGGTTTTTCACTTGGAATAAATGGAACTGTGCAATTTTGGGGCACAATATCTAATTATACGCTGCAGAAAACAATGCTTGGCAATGCCGTGCGTATTCCGGGAACATCTACTTTACAATCAGCTCTTGATATTGGTTGGTGGAACGACACAACAACGGTATGGTCATCACTCGGAACTATCATTTTGTCATCGGCAGTTAGCGGAAGAGTCCTCGTAAAGAGAATTGCTTAATGTTAGGAAAAGATATTCTGCGCAAAGCTTATCTATCACCAACTTTCCGTTTCGGAACTGCAACGCGCGCCATATCTATATCTTATACACCCGGACTTGCTATAACAGTAACACTTTCTTGGATTGCAGACGTTTATCTGAACACACAACTTGATGTTGAAATATCATTCGATGGTGGCACAACATGGGTAATTGCGAAAAACAACGCTACTGCAACAGGATTTATCATTGCATCTGTACCCGGAAGCTATGATATCCTTGTCCGATTCTGCTTCTACTCTACACGTCTTGATATTGCACCGGTACTTGAATCATTCAATGCAACGGTTCATCAACAACCTTCTTTGTACTCTGTTGCGTTTCTTGTTCTGCAGGATTATGGTCTTAATCTGAATACAGATTTTTGGATTGATCCTGAGCTATTCGACTTTCTGATTGATTATGGCTGGATAGATCCTATCACGTATCGTGACGCGCTAAAGCTCATTGTGACAGCTGCGCTTGCCTATGTGTACGTGGATAGAAACAATATTATTCGGATTGAAGGTTCAGACTATCTTGAAACCTACAGAGCATCTTCTGTCAAAACGATATCACGAAGTGAATACTTTGAACGCGCGAATCCAGATGTTTGGGACTCGATAAAGAACTCAGTGGCTGTTACAACGCAACCGCTTGAACCCGACGCTACATCACAGGTATATGGCGCACAGATCGATGTTGCAAAAGGCACGTCTGTAACAGTTACAGTCAAGTACACAAAAACACCTGTTCAAAATGCTGCGGCAACTCTGACAACTCCACCGACAGGTTGTAATATCACGTCTGAAACTTATTACACATGGGGCGCTATTGTTACAATTTCAAATACAGATACGTCAGACCACACTGTTACACTTGATATAGAGGGTGAACAGTTGACTGTTAAAAACTCCACTGTAGTTGAAGAAATTGATTCTGCATCGATACGCGATTTCGGGGAAATTGTATATCAGTTTCCAAACAACAGTTTCGTACAGTCAACAGCGATTGCAAAGTTAATAGCGCAGAAACTTGTTGCAAGTATGTCGAATGCACGACGTGATATGTCAATGGCATGGCGTGGAAATCCTGCAATAGATATTGGTGACAAGATAAAGACAGATGATTCACGAACAAGTCAAGCGTTTTATTGGATAACACATAGAGAAATAACGTTTGATGGATCATACAAAGAATCGATAAATGGGAGATTAGCACAATGAGCACACAACCTGCAGGGTACCAAACACCAGTAACAGCATGGGATATCAGTAGAATACCTGTACCGTCTGATTTTAACAGGATAGAACAGAATGTCAACGCAATAGAAGATGGAGACAGAACTGTAGATCCTTCTGTAGTTGGTACCGGCAATACCGCATCATTGCGCACGCTTCTTGATTGGATAGTCAACGCAATAAAGCGTGTAGCAGGTGTGTCTACGTGGTATGGTGCACCGGACATTGTGAGAACCGCCGATCTTACATCACTTTCAGCTTCACTTTCAGCGTCACTTGCAGCAAAAGCAGCAAAAGCACCTGGCTTATCTTTAGATTCGTTAGGTTTAGGGTTTGTCGGCGCTTCGTGGATACCACCTGTTGGGTGGTATATGGTTGCCGCAAATTACGCTGATTCCGCAGTAGTGCAGATTAATGTAAGCGGATGGCATGGGAATGATCCTGTAGGCGGTTTGATCTATTCAGATGGATCGAATGTAAGAATATATGCAAATGCTGCCTGTACGCTTTATATAGGTCAATTGTCGGTGTAAATTAAAAAAGGGAACACAATATGCAACTTCATGAGATACCAAGCCATGTATGGATTATAGTTAGTTCTGTACTTGTTGCACTGTTTGTTCTGATAACAGTTGTCGTAATTCGTGCGCTTCAAGGAAAAGCAAAGATCAAAACAAAGTGGGGTGAACTCACAGGAAACGTATCAAAAAGCGATAATGCACAAATTGCCGCAGCGCAAGTATATGATCCAGATTTAGCTGCACGCATTCAGTGTATGTTGGACAGATTGCCATTGATACGTGAAGCTAAATGGTCCTCTTTTCTTTCACTGCTTCGGCAGAAAGGTATTGAGTCTGTCAATTTCGTAAGCAACGAAGATGCACAATACTATTATGAGTGTTTGGGCAATATCGTTTGGTCTGGAAACGGCATAAAGTCATATATGTCAATCGTGCAAAAAGCTTTGGCAGATCGATACTTTGAACGGTTTGATTCCGAAGTAGAGTTTGAAAGTTACATTGATGACGTAATGCTTCGCTTACTTGAAAATGAGAACAGGTATCTTGACCAAAGATATTTGACAACCATATCCACGGCAGAAGGTGCGTTTAGGCGTAGAGTAGTTGACCGTGATGAACTGTACAAACTCACAAAACAACAGGTAACGGATACAAGAAAGTTTGTTCGTGATATTTTCGTGCACGCGAAAGAAATGGGGTGTATATGACAATACCAGACGGAATACTTTTTCAAAATGATTCGAGATTACCATTGATGTTTCGCAAAGAAGGTTGCCGCGCTAAGTCGCTAATGGCAATGAGTGAAATAGCTTTGCAGAAAGCCTTGACCTATCTGCAGATCGACTTGTGCATATCTGCAGCACAGCAAATACATTCCGTTTTGGGTACTGACTGGGTACTCGGACCGAATGAGCACAAGATAACAGAGTACGCTGCGAAATTAATCGGTAATACATCGCTGTACTTTCGTCAAACAGGTGTTTTGAAGGGTGACACGTTTTTCACATGGAATGGAAATGCAATGAACAAAAGTCAAATCGCATACACCATTTTGCACTGGGAGACAGATTTTCCCTCCGGCCATTACACGTTAGGCGATAGAGACGGAAAAGAGATACTTGATTCATGGTGCACAGAACCGGGTTTCAATCCATGGGATTCGACAGGAAAGATAGGATATACTATCAACAAGAAACGAATTGTTGATGTATTCACGTACAGCCAATTTTCTTTAGGAGTGTAAAAGATGACTTTGACTTTCAATATGCTATTTTTTGTGTTGTCTGTGTTCGCTGTAGTTGGTTTGGTTCAGTGGGTGAAATCATTCGCGCCTAACATTATTTCAGGTTGGCGCATTCCTCTTGCGTCGCTTGTGCTGTCCTTCGGGATTGCTTTCATTGCGGGTGGTTCAATCAATCAGATTGTGATAAATGCTCTTATCATCCTTGCAATGGTGGAACTTGCGTGGAGTTTGATTGTAAAAACAGTGCTAAATCTAATTGCAAATATCGGTGGAATATCAAGCGGAATAGATGCAGGAAGTGCAAAAGTTCTCGATACGTTGTCCAAAGTTCTGCCGAAAGAACAGACTACAGACGAAGGAAAGCCGACAGTAACATGAAAAACGTTGTTGCTTTTATCAAGAAACACTGGAAGTTGCTGTTTACGCTTTTGGGTTTGCTAATAGGAATCAAAATTGTTCCCAAACTCATTGCAAGAGTAACAGAAGGTTTGACATCAAAGCCAACAAGTTTTGTGAAAGTTCCCGGCAACCCGAATGCTATCTTTGTGAAAGACGGTACAACATGGGTTGCACATGGATTATCAGATGGTGTTACGTCCGACACAGTGAAAGCTGCAGCAATTACACCATCCGGCACCGTGGAGGTTACTCTTGACCATAAAGTCACTGACCGCAAGTCTGCTTCTGGTAATAGCGACAGTAGTCTCAATATCGGCTGAAAACCAGTACACACCACTCACACCGGCACAGGCTAAATCGTGGTGGAACTCCCAGACAGAAGCGCAGCAATTGGACTTCATCGTCACCGCAGACGCTGTAGAGCATGCTGTGCCTGTTCTACCACAACCACGTTATGTTGCTGTGTTGTCGGGTTCGAATCTGTATCTTGATCCGTACTACACGCAAGGAAAGTTATTCGACATTATGACGCTTGGACCGTGGAGTTTTGATATCAAGTGGAAACCGATTGTGCTGAAAGACTGGTACCGCCCACCGGGTGTGAATTGGACCGTGATAGGTGTGTCCTTCGGAGTTGGCGCAGCTGTCGGAATTGTCGCTGTCGTACTGATATCCACATTACTCAAGTGAGTTACATGAGTATAGCGATACTCATGTAAGTCAAGTGGGTATCTTGCCATAGGGAAACCCGCAAGACTGACCCGGCAGAGTCTGCCGGGTTTTTTCATACCCTGTCTATCGAGCAGTAAGCTTTTCTACCGTTTGCAAATCACTGTCATGAAGAGAACTTCCCGAAAATGTCCATTTATACACCTGAAAAAAGGCTTTGCAAGTCATTAATTCGGCCATTGTGTTATATGCGACAGAACAGACAATATTTCGTCCGCGACTTCTTGATTGTATGCAGCTGAATGTTTACCATCGATATTGTGTACAATCAGTTCTGTTTCTTGCTTTAGCGTACAAAGATCGATGTACGCATACAATATATTGTAACCTTCTATGATGTGCAAGTCGTGTCCATTGTCTCGATTCTCGATAACGAGGAACAGAAATGTTTTGCCACCTAAGCGCTTGTGTGAATACAACCAATTGATTTGACCCGGACGAAACGGAACATAAATTGTTCCATCCTTTGTCACTTCTGCGATTTTTGATTCTATCCAGCCGGAAACCATCGATGTGCGATAGAAGATATCTGGTATTCCAGAATGTGCATGTGATTCAATCGGCTGTACAATAATCGGGTACTGTTTCAAGATCCTTTTCAGCCATCTGCGTAAATCTGTTTCTGTCATGCTGTATACTCCCTTTTCAGCCCATCGAAATTAGCATCTTCAAGTTTTGCCCATGATGTACCGATTTCTGCGTCTGCCTGTATCGGAACTTTCAACTTGATGCATGTTTCCATGATATGTTTAGTTTCTTCGAAAGCCTCAATGCCAATGCGTGTTTTCGGAACCGACATATCAAGTTCATCATGCACTGTTAGATGTGGTGGCATGATATCAAACAGTCCAGCGTGGTATATTTCAATCATCGCTTTTTTCATAAGATCGGCTGCAGATCCTTGCACAAGTCGGCAATACATGGTATATGCTTTGTCAGGATCAACAAGATGTTCACGTCGATTCAAGAATGTTCTTATATAGCCTCTTCTACGTCCGGTCTGTTCAACAAGATGCATTGTTGCTTTTACATACGGTGCGCGCGCGTGGTAGATATTCATTATCTCATATGCATACTCTATCGACCAACCAAAGAACTCTGCCATATGCCGAATACCCATTCCGAAAGCTACACCATAGTTCAGATTTTTGGATAGTGGACGTGTAAGCGATGTAAGCAGCATAACAAACTTGTGATAATCTGTTGTCGGATCTTCGTTATATGCTTTGCGCAGCTCTTCAGCACCTTCACCGACTGCAAAATGTGCCATGAACCGGTATTCGATTTGCGAGTAGTCTATCTTGCCCCAAAGATGTTCCGGAAATGGTATAAAATCTTCCCTGCATTTTGTACCATAAAATTCATCACGATCTTTTGACGGTTGTTGTTGCAAGTTCGGGTGTGTTGAAGAGAACCTACCGGAACGTGTTCCAACAAGTGCACCGAAGTTGTCATTACGCAGATTGTGAAATTGACAATGTATCAATCCGTCACCTGTCACATACTTGACATGACTGCCCATGATGAAGTTGTTGTTGATACGCGCAGCTTTGCGTATTTGTTCGATGTCATGTATCAACGGCACTGTCTCCGCGAAGCGTGTAAAAAACGCTTTGTCTATTTGCGGATTTCCTTTTGCTGTCTTTGGGTAGGCTATTCCTTGACTATCGAGCAGTGTAGCTATCTGTTTCGAACTGTTGTAATTGAACTCTCCATACTGTTCGTATAACTTTATGCGTGATGATTCGATTATGTTTTGAATCTCAAGTCCGTTTCTATCACGTCTATCTTGATCGATCAACACACCGGTTTTACGCATGAGAAGCAACACGCGAATCAATTCACTTTCCATAGCGAAAAGATCCATCAAGTTCTGCTCTTCAAGCTTTTTCAATTGCAATCTAAAAATCTCTATTGGCAGATTTACATCTTCTTTCGCGTAACGTCTTACAAGTTCATAGGGCATTTTCCAAAGCCACTTTCTTGAATCACCTTCCAAACCGTTTTCGATGCAGAATCTATCTATTTCGGTTGTCTCTTTTCCTCGTTTCAGATACTTGAATCCAAGAAAATCAAGGTTGTATTCTTCCTGTGTTTCATCAAGCAACGCTTCAGCAATATCAATGCTTGCAAGTCTACCATTCACTTTGATATGATCCGGTCCATTTTCAAGCCAGTCCAGATCGTACATTATGCTTTGGCCGAGTTTCGGAATGTTTGAAGCAAACACATCGCGCAGATATTCAATATTCTGTTCGCGTTCCTGCTTTCCACAATCATAATGGCCTATGTTGTAATACTCAGAGAATCCTTCTCCATTCGAAATAGATACACCTAACAGCTTGCTTCCATCATCACGGAAAACACCCGGACCCATTTCAATCAAGTTCGGATCATACGTTTCAGTATCGAATGATATTATCTTAGCTTTACTCAAGTCTGGATAGTTCATCATTCAGCCACATACACATTGTTTTTCGGAAGAGTTTTATCGCTATCCTTCTCAGTAAAGACACCTATTTTTATCAAAGGCTTATCATCTAATTGGACAAGATAATGTATTTGACAACCTGCAATGATAATGCTCTTATTTCCAGAACCTAATACAAGAAACCAATTTGTTGACGGTCGAATAGGGACGAATCCAAGTAGATCATCTATCTTGACTATTTCAGCTTTTCCCCATGCAGCTTTGTATTGTTCACCGTCTGGACCAAAAAACCAACCATCCGATGTAACAAGATAATATTTTCCCTGTTCAATTTTCATTTCTGTTTCTTCTCCTGCATTTCTCAGAACAGTATTTTTTACCGGCATGTGACGTTGTAAACGTCTTGCTGCAAATCGGGCATACTTTATCAGTTGGCATTATCTTCTTGTATACGGTAGCCTTGCGCGCAAGTTGACACTCTGCACTACAATAAACTTTTCTTCTGTTGTTTGTCAAGAAGGATCTTCCACAATTCTTGCAAAGCTTTTCCCGTGTCGGTTTGTATTCATAGTATCTGTTTGATGGAAGCTTATTGTAGTAAAGTTCCCTGTGCTGGTTGTTGCAGAATATTTGATTGCCAACCAAAGGAACGAAACGCGCGTTACAAAACTTGCAAACTCTTTCCGGTGCGATTTTTAATTTCATTATCGCATTCTCACATAGCCATCATAACCGTTCTTAGATGTTGACGCAATGATGTGCAGATTCTTTTTTGCACGTGTCACTGCAACGTACAAACAACGTAGTTCTGCATCCGGGTTGCGCTCCATGTTCAACTTTACCGATTTCGTGAAATCCATTATTAGAACAACATTATCAGCTTCTCCGCCTTTGACTCCGTGTATTGTGTTCAGCATCACCTTGTTTGATGTGACATCCGATTTCAGCCGAATCAAATCGCGGTAATAGATTATTTGTTCAGGTTCAAGCATCAACGTTTCGAACCATGGCTTTGATAGATCAATTGTACCTTGTGTGTACAGTTTCAACGAAACCTCTTCCACGTCTGTTAGTTTTCCTCGTTTCCGTGCACGCTCATAATCATTTATCGCTTTGATGTGTCGCGGATCTACTGAAGGTTTATCTTTGTCCATATAGACAATACCGTTCTTTTGCAAGTATTCTCGATGCAGAAACAGGAAGTAATTGTTTCGGGACAAGAAGTAGTACGTTTCATCCGGGTTGACTTTCAATTCGTCAATATCATTATAGAAGTTTACAGTTCCGGCTGCACCTATCGCGTTGAACTTCTTGTCAACTCTCGTTCCGATTCTTTGACTGATTGACTTTGCAACGTTCAAAACTTGATGCTGTAGTCTGTAGCTTTGCTGAAGGATTTCTTGACTTTGCGCAGCCATAGACAGGAACATATGCACATCGGCACCATTCCATTCATAGATAGCTTGATCATCATCACCCGCGACATAAACACGTTTTGCATTTCTAAATGCAACTTCGCACATTCTCCATTGCAGCGTTGTCAAGTCTTGCGCTTCATCGATAATCGCAACCTCAACAGGTAACGGTTCATCGCGCATGATGAAAGCTTCGATGATGTCCGTGAAGTCAACAATCTTCTTGTGAAGTTTGAACCGGCTAAAGTTGCGTTCAACACCGTCGAGTTTCAACATATCAATATCAAAGTTTAAATCTTCAATGAATGTTTCCGACGCTTTCAGGTTGTTTCGTTTCAAGAAATGCAAAAACAGATATTTGTCATCATTGTTGAAAAACTCTTCGCTGTAGTATCCTACAAACTTCATCGACATTGCATCCGAAAACTCTTTGTAATCTGCTTTTGATATCATGTCATATTTCGAATATGATCCTGTACGGAACGCGATTGAATGGAGCGTGTGAAAGTAGGGAAGATCATTTTCAGTGTACTTGAATTGTTCCTGTGCGCGTTGAACACCCTCGTATGTACCTTTTCGTGTGAATGAACAAAAGGCGATCTTGTCTGGATCAACTTGCTTCAACTCTGTTTCAAGTATTGCCATTAACCGTGTCGTCTTTCCGCAACCGGGTGCGCCGAAAATCTTTGTCACATTATTCATGGCTTAAAATTGTTCTCCATCTTTCGAAAAGTCCGCTTTGAACGACTCATGTGTGATTTCAGAAATTGCATTCAACTCTGATTCACTAATGCTGTAAACGCGAATCTGTTTGTTTGATTCTGTCCGAAGTCGAAACGGAATAGCTTTGAAATCTCGAAGCAGTCCATGCAGTTCGCTTGATCCATAATGTCGGAAGTTTCGAACAGTCCAAACGTAATCAATTAGATCGATGGATCTAAAGTAATAACGATCTTCACTTTCATCACGGTATACGCGCTTGCTCAATATCTGATCTTTCGTCACAGCCATTGCACGATTGAGAAGGAACTCTTTGAACATTTCCTTCAACATCGCCATAGGTGACGTGTCATAATCCTGTTCAACGTTGCGCACTTCAACATGCACAATAGCTTCGTTCACAATCCCGAACCATACAGCTTGTTTCACCTTGACAGGAAGCACATGAAGTTCACGCATACAGAGCTGCAAAAACAAATCCTGCTTGATGATATCATTCTCATTCCTGAAACGCAATAGCTTATAATCGCTTGCTGATTGTGTCTTTACTTCCCATTCGTAATAAGGTTCATACGCACGAATCTGGTAAAGCTTCCCGAACTCTAATTCGGAAAAGTATCCGCCTTCTTTGCCAATCCCGTATTCCTTCTGTTTGCATACAGCTTTCCGGCAGAAGTCAACACAGGGTGTATCAAGGCATTTGTATGTGTAGTCCTTCTTTCTCAAGGATGCAACAACAGAACTCTCAAGTTCACCTTTTTCAAGCGGTTCGAGCATGTTTGCATTGATTTCAAACAAACGTTGTTCCCAGAAATCTGGATCTTTTTTCTTCAGATACACACCAAACGAGAATAAAAAGTTATTGCGTCCGCTGTTTTTGTCCATGATATTCAATAACGATATTGTTTGCAAGCACGGTGGACCATCTGAAAAAGCCAAGTTCCGAAGAAAGGCTTTCACTTCATCTGCAGTTAGTTGTTTCTCGTGAATGTAGGAAAGAGCTGCATCAAGCGATAACGCTTTACCGGCTTTCATCGCGTATTGTCGCGTTTCGGTTGCATTGTAGTATGGTAGATTGATCCAATTGCCGATCTTCCCATCACCTGCTTTTGACTGCTTTGGAAAGATTTCGAGTATCCTGTTCAGCTTTCGTTTCACATATAGATCTATTGCTAACACACTACTCATTGACTGAAGCAATTCGATAACCGTTTTCGCTTCTGTCTCGTGCTTCAGGAACAGATATATATGCAAACCGCCCGACTTCGAACGAAACGGAATAAGTGGGAAATTGTTTTTCTCAATTGCAAAAATGTAAGCATCTAAATCCGCGTCATAAACATCAACGTCTATAACACCGAAGTTACACTTTCCTTGCTCATTGATTGGTATTACACCCAGCCCCATTTTACCGGATAGGTGTGCTTTGTATTGTTCGGCTGTTATCAGCCTATCAGTCAAAGTTTTGTTTTTACCAGATTCCTTGCCCGACTTAGCAAAATTGTATTCATGCTGTCCGTAGTTGTGCGTGTTGCCACGGAACAGGTGCATATAATCGGCAAGCAGAACTGTTTCAACATCGTTTGTGTTTTCAGCATCGGACATTTTTAGTATGTTCCTTCACAATACAGGATATCACGAGAAAGAGAAAGCCGGGTTGAACCCGGCTATGGTGAAGAAACGTTCTTAGAATGGTGTCTCTGCGTCGTTCGCTTCGGAAGCACCTTCAAGCTGTCGATAGTCAATCTGTCGTGCAGGAAGCGCCTTGCGTTCGTCTTTGACGGCAAGATATTCCTGTTCCTGTACGTACCTTGAGAACATCGGACGTGGCCGGTACCACGTACCTTTATCATTCTCTTGATACTCTGTAACCAGTTTCCAAACGAGATAGTACGGCAGTGCACGCTGTCCATTTGGCATGACGTGCGTACTCATGAGCCGATTCCACTCACGTGCAACCTTCAGTGCTGTTGACGCAAGTGACAGTACACAAATACCCTCTTTTTCATGTCCGGCAACAAGCACCATATACACGTAGTTTTCCTGCAGAATGTTGCCGGTCGCTGTTTTCATCTGTCCGAAAGCTCTTGTTGCTGCAAGACGTTCTGCATTTTCTGGGCTGTGATACCCGGCAAATCCTCCACGGTCCGGTCTCCATTCGATGAAAATCTGTTCAAACTTTCCAACAACAACTTCAATTTCATTTCCGTAAACCTCGTGCGTGATTGTGTTGAAAAACATTCCCTCTTCAGCTTCTGCGATATATTCCGGCTTTCTCTTGTCAAGCTGCGGTGAAAGCTTCTGCAGAACTCGAATGAACGGAATCGCCATTGTTCCGGTATTGATCTGTTCAAAACCATCTGCCTTGTCATCACCGGACAGGAATGAAAAAGCCTCTTCAGCTTTCTTTGCTGCGTCTGCAGCATCACTTGCATTGAACTTGCCCATTTGTAACCCTCTTTCCTTATTGAATTGTCAATGTACAACGTACATTAAAAAGTTGCATGTTTCTTTTTTGAATTGGTAACTTTCGCTTCGCTGTAAATGTAGATTTTTAGCATGTCGGAAAGATCCTCTACACGTTTGTACAATCCAGCTGCAATGCCTTTTTCCCGGTCCTCTTCGCTTGCGTCAAGCCCCAGAAGTTCAGTCACGTACTTTTTCAGCGTCGCAGCGTGTATTGCTTCTTTCGTCTCATAATCGACACCCTGTTCGGAGAGTTGATTAAGCATAGAGAAAAGTTCTTTCCGTTTTTCTTCTTCCATCCGGTCAAATGCAACAGTAAACTTGATGATGTCCGTTTCATTTCGTTCAGCAAGGAAGCGATAGAACTCAGCTTCTGTTAATTCAGGAACAGAAACCTGTACGCCACGCTTCACAGAAACTTTTCGACCATCTGCAAGCGTGACTTCGGCAAAGCCGTACTTGTTCATCAACGCGGGAATCAATGTCAAACGCAGCAAGTTAGCGCGTTTGTTCCATTCTGCAAGTCGCTCTGTAAGAAGTGCAAGTGCGTTGTTCGCTGTGTCAAACATCGCCATGTATTTTTGCAGCTCTGCAAGTGCATCCTCTTTACCCTCTTCCTTGTCTGTCTCGGCATTGTTTGCCAAGAAATCCGGTACAATTTCGCTCATTCTTGAACCTCCATTAAAAGTTATCTTTCATCAAAATCGGGAACTGACATAACATCGTCGGCAATACTATTTCCGAATACAGATCGAATATAGTCTACAATGTATCTGCGCTCTGCTTTGTGTGCGTCCTTGTGCGCTTCCTGAAACTGTCGGCGTAGTTCGACATTTTCAGAGAGAATATCTGGAGCTGAAGCGATAAGTAGCGCGTTCGCTTTTGTTTTCCGTTCAATACAGACCGAACGTTGTTTTGTAAAGTCTCGAAAGCTCTTCGTCGTCTGATATGAAACCTATCGTGTTTTTCACCTGCGTGATAAGCTCTTCCTTGAGCGATTCACGTGACACGACGAAATACGGAATGTTGTGCACGTCAACAATGGTGTTCCCTGTCTTTGCGAACTCCACGACAACATAGTGAAACTCTGTGATTTGTTCGTTGTAACAGTACATCTTGTGTTGCACTGTTGACAGGTAATGATCTTCACCACGGTAGTTGCGCGTTGTCTTTATGTCAATAAGAAACTCAGGGAACGCTGCATCAATTTTACCATACAGACAATATTCAATGCCGTCAATTTTGACGTACGAAGTTGTCTTTTTCTGGAATATAGCACCTTCGCACATCTGGACAACTTCGTTGAAAAACTTGCTTCCATCGTGCGGTTTTCCTTTTTGCGCAGCTGCGTAAACTGCATCTTCAAACTGCTTGCCAAGTTGTATTTCCGGCTTTGGTGAATCGTCCCATATCCGTGAAAGTTGATTGACAAGATCCTGTCTTGCTTTTTCCTTGTAAGATGGTGGACATTTAATGTTCCACTCTACAGAGCCAACAAGCGATGGTGTGATCAATGCGGACATCTTTTACTCCTATAAATTGAATGTGAGAACTATTATAGCAGCACCAATTACGAACGGCACAAGCTGTTGTTTTATGGAAAGCTCTTTCGCAAATGACATTGCAGTCAAGCCGACGATATAGCCTATTACAACCTTGCTTGTCAAAAATGAAATCAAGAATTGAATCATTTTTCTGTTCCTTTGTTCCATGCACAAACTGCAAGCCGTTCCGTTTCAGCTGAAGGACCGCGTGCACCGCATGAACAGCTTACATAGAAAGCAATAAGCTGTATATTCAACCGACGGCTAAAAATCGCCATTTCATCCGGGTGAAGCGTGTGACAGAATGGACACGGTGAAACAGCGTACAGAATACCCTTTGACGAAGGTATTTGTATTTGTTTCATTGCTATTCCAAACCAAAATACAGGGGTGCGGAAGCCATTTGCTGATTCAGTTGTGCAATTTCAGCATTTAGCATAATTATTTCAGCATTTTTTCCACCAAGATACGTCCATAGTTCGTTCATTTTCTTTTTGTAGTCCAGAATCTTCTGCGTTGCATCCTTCACAAGTTCACGCTCCGACATTGTGACATACAGTGATGTCTCAATACTTTCAGGGTGCACAGCGTTTATCAGCTGCAACACGTCCTCTTCACGCGCTGGATCTGTCCGGTGATTACTGAGCATCTTCGTCCTCCATTTCTATTTCTGCAAAAAGCTCTTTGACTGAAACGTCTTTGAAATAATCGTTCAGGTTGCGACCGGCCGTAATGTTCTCGTATATGCGTTCATCTATCGTACCTTTCATAATGATATCCTTGTATACAACAGTACCTTTCACGCCAATTCTGTGTGATCTATCTTCAGACTGTAGGCGTTCTTCGGTCATGAACGTATTTGAGTAGAAATACTGCAGCGTCGAACATTGCAGGTTCAGACCGAATCCGGCTGTTGCCGTGTTGCCAATAAAGATACGGTATTTTCCAGCTATGAAATCACGTTTGATGTTCTCTCGTTCGTTGTTTGACGTTCCACCGTAGTACAGAGCGCACGTGTAGAGTTTTGACATTTCAGCATACAGCATTTTCAGCTCTGGGACAAAGTGCGCCCAGATAATCAACTGTGTATCTTCTGAAGTTTCTTCCATGTCATCTATTATTGCGCGAAGCTTTGTGTTCGCACTGCCGATCGGTTCAGCTTTGGCAATGTCTGCCATATAGTGAAACTTTCCATCAATACGCTCTTCCTGTCCGGTATAAGGAAAAAAACCACCAACTATCTGCATCAAGCGCGTTGTAAGCGAAACCTTGTTCTGCACGGTCAATTCTTTGTCTGCATACTGTGCAAGATACGTTTTACGCAGATCGTTATATACCTGCTTCTGTTCTTTTGTCATGTCAACAAAAATCTTTTCATACACTTTGGGCGGTAAATCAAGGCAATCTTCCTTTCGAACGGAAGATACGTCCTTTGCAATAAACTCTTTCAATTCATCAAGTCGTTTGAATCGGGTGAATGTTTCCTGTGTTTCGATAAAACGCACGTTCTTTTCTGACGTACCTGTGATAGCTGCAAGTGCTTCATAGTCGTTCGGCTGCAACTGCCCACCACGATCTTCTTTCATGTACTGTATTTTAGATTTAACAAGATTGAATTGCTTTTGATCTATCAGTGTATTGAACTGCGCACCTGTTTGGCCGTTGACACCTTTTATGAGCACACCATATCGGTGCTGAAACACAAAAAAGTTGCATTGAAAATAGTTGGCTTGCAAGAACTCCATCATTGACCATAGGTCAAATGGACTCTTAGCTGTCGGTGTGCCGGTGAGAATTGCACGTTGTCCGTACTTGTTGAGTTTGTGTATTACCTTCGTCCTCTTCGCTGTGTGATGCTTTATTCGCGTTGCTTCATCTATTACAATGAACGTTCTATTTGTCTGGACGTATTCAGCAATGAAAGGTACAACGCTGTTCGACTGAAACGCTTCAACGTTCACCGAAAACACCTTCAGGAATGGCATAGGTTCGGAACAGAAGTCGTTCCAGTATTCACGCCAATGCTTCGTGCTGTACCGTGACGCGCTCCATGTCACATGTCGATAGATCACGCTGCAGTGCAACGGGAACTGCTCTTTGATCCACTGCTCATGTACGTGGTTCGGCGCAATGATAAGCACTGCGTCAATCAAGCCGTGAACGTATTTGTACGCAGCAATGTCAATCACAATCTTTGTTTTACCTGTGCCCATGTCATTAAACAAGGCAAAGTGCTCTGCGTCTTTGTGCCGTTCAAACTGTGCAAGTTGATGTGCATACGGTTGTGTTTTGAAATCAAACTGCATCGGGATTTTTCCTTGCTATGTGAAACCATGATAGATTGAGCTTGTAGTCATCTTCATCAAGATATGATGAAAACATAATGCCAATAGAAGCCGAAGATAAATCAGAATATCGTAACATATATTCTCTTTCAGCAATCGGCAGAATTATGTCCATGACAACAAAACCCATTCCTTCAATAAGTTCTATTTGCTTTTTTATTTCTTCTATGTCGATCACGTCTTTTCAACTCCCATGTTAAATACCGAATCTTTGTCACGTTCCGAATCAATTTCACCATCTTTGTTATAATAGTAGACTTCATAGATGTTGCGTCCGGCTAACGTAAAAGGGAACTCACACAATTCTATTGCTGGTATCATCGGCTTTCCGATGATGTGTGTGCACCTG